CTCGTCGCACAATCATCTCGACCGACTGGCAGAACCGTCAGGACTAACTTTCCATGGCCATCCGCAAGAAGATTAAGACCGTCAGCCTGCGTCCCAAGCCGGTGACGCCTGCCCCGACCGCCCCGCAGCCGCAGGCTTCCTACGGCGATTGGCAGAGCATCGGCGTGACGCGTGCCCGCCGTGCGGCCTACGGCGCCGAACCGCGCGACCTTCGCCGTGACCTGACGCCCTACGACCGCCTGACGATGGTGCGCAAGTGCCGCTGGGCCGAGCGGAACTCCGGCCTGTTCAAACAGATCCTTGCGGACATCTGCCTCTACACCGTGGGCGACGGCATCAAGCCCCAGAGCCACGCGTCGACCCCTGAGATGCAGGAACGCTATGAGGCTTACTTCGCCGAGAAGGCCAAGCGCATCGACATCACGAACCGCTTCTCGTTCTACCAGGCTCAGTCCATCCTTCTCCGCGGCATGATCCGCGACGGTGACTCGTTCGCCGCCAAGGTGCGTAACGGCGCCGGGGAAGCGAAACTCCAGCTGATGGAAGCCCATCGCGTCGGCGACCCTCTCGAAGGCAAGGTGCCCGAAGGTATGCACGACGGCATCCAGTTCGGTCCTTATGGCGAGTATATCGCCGTGAACATCTACCGTTCCGACGGCTCGTCCCGCCAGATCCTCGCCCAGTCGATGATGATGGTGGTCGACCAGGAGTATGCGTCCGGCGCCCGTGGCGTGCCCCTGCTCCAGCACAGCATCAACAGCATTCAGGACGAGATGGAAATCCTCGCCCTCGAAAAGCAGGCCGTAAAGGACAACGGCGACGTCACCCGCATCATCAAGAAGGCGGGCGGCATCATCGACGGCGACATGGCCAACGAACTTGGCTCAACGGGAACCGGCTCCTACGCCAACCTCGCCAACACGATGGGCGGCAAACTCATCGCCCTTGAGCCCGGGGAGGACATGACGTCCTTCCAGAGCAACCGCCCCAACGCCACCTTCACCGGCTTCCTCGCGGCGCTTGAACGCGACATCTCCCAGGGCGTTCTCCCTTACGAGTTCGTCGGCGATTCCTCCAAGCTCGGCGGCGCCACCGTGCGCCTAATCACGGCCAAGGCTGGCCGCGTCTTCTCGAAGTATCAGACCATCATGATCGAGAACTTCTGCGTCCCGACGTGGGGTTACATCATCGGCCAAGGCATCGCCGCCGGCGAACTGCCTGACGACCCGGATTGGAACCGCGTATCCTGGACGACCCCGAAGAGCGTCACCGTAGACGCTGGCCGCGAAGCCGCGAACGACCGAGCCGACGTCGAGATGGGCCTGCTGTCCATGTCCGAACTCTACGCCCAGCGCGGCCTAGACTTCCGCACCGAGATGGCCAAGCGAGCGTCCGATATGGTCCACATCAAGGACTTGGCCGAGCAATACGGCATCCCGTTTGAACTGCTGTTCCGTCCGTCCAACACCCCGGTCGGCACGATCAGCGGCGACGTCATGGAAGGCCCCGAGTCCCCCGAGATGGAGGACGAACCCTCTGACCAGGAAGAGCCCGAAGAGCTCGACCAACCCAATTCCTAAGACCATGCGTTTCCTTACCAACGGACTGTCGGGCCGCGAGCCCCTCCTCATCGACCCGACCAAGGCGAAAGACCACGCGGTCCTCGCCGAGAAGTTCGGCTTCACTGATATGCTCGCGCAGCTCTTCGGCGTGGCCCCCAAGCCCTACGTCGTCGACGGCATCGGCATCATCCCGGTCGTCGGCGTAATCGGCAAGGGCCTGTCCCCGCTCGAGAAGATGATGGGCGCCGTGGACGTGAACGAAATCTCCGAGGCGCTGGACGCGTTTGCCGCCAGCCCTGAAGTCGAGAAGGTCGCCCTGCAAATCTCTTCCCCTGGCGGCACGGTCACCGGCGTCGAAGAGCTCGCCAACAAGGTCCGCAACTTCGGCAAGCCTACCCTCGCCTACACCGACTCAGAAATGGCGTCCGCCGCCTATTGGATTGGCTCCGCTGCCGACCGCGTCGTCGCCAGCCCCTCCAGCACCGTCGGCTCCATCGGAGTCTACATGGCCATTCCTGATTACTCCGAAGCCGCCAAGATGGCCGGCATCAAGATGGTCGTCATCAAGTCCGGCAAGTTCAAGGGCGCTGGCATCGAAGGCACGTCCCTTGACGAAGGCCAGCTCGGCAACCTCCAAGAGGGCGTCGACACGATCCACGCCGAGTTCAAGGAAGCCGTGAACATGAAGCGCAAGATGGTGAAGGCCGAGGCCATGGAAGGCCAGGTCTTCTCCGGCAAGCAAGCCGCCGCCCAGGGCTTGGTCACGGGCTTGGCCGACTCTTTCAACGACGCCCTGCGTTCGTTCTAATTCCATTAACCGCAAATCTAAGATGACCATCGAAGAGCAACTCCTCGCCGCCACCGCCGCCGTCTCTGGCCTCACCGCCGAACGCGACGACCTCCGCACCACTGTCGAGAAGATGACGGTCGGCGTCTCTGCCGAACTCGAAAGCCTCAAGGTCGAAGCCGCGTCCAAGGACGCCAAGCTCGCCGAACTGACCGCCGCCCTCGAAGTGGCCGTCAAGGAGTCCGAGTCCTTCAAGGCCCTCGTCGCCGAGCACGAAGCCAGCAAGGTCAGCGCCTCCAAGGAAGCCGCCAAGATCGTGGCCTCCGTCGGCGTCTCCCCGGTCGAACTCAGCCCTGCGGATGGCAAGCCCACCGCCGAAGCCGTCGACCACCTCGCCACCTTCATGTCCCTGGCGGTCGGCTCCAAAGAGCGCAACGAATACTTCGCCGCTCATAAGCACGCCATCATCAAGGCCTGCATCTAATTTCCCTCAACCCTCACCCTATCCTAACACATCATGGCTAACTCCATCGCAGTCGCTCCCAGCATCCTCGCTGAAAGCGTCATCGCTTCCCTCAAGGGCAAGCTCCCGGCCCTCCGCGCCTTCTCGTCCGTCTTCACCGCTGCCGAATCCGGCGCCGGCAAGACGGTCCAGGTTCCGCTGATCGGCACCTCCACCGCCACCGAGTTCTCGACCGGCGGCTACCTCACCCAGGACGACGCGACGATCACCGCCGCCAACGTCACCCTCAAGCACTTCAAGGTGTCGAGCCGCTTCTCGCCCCTCGACGTCAAGATGTATGGCGCTCAGTTCCTCTCGAACGCCTTCGTCCCGACCGCCGCCAACGCCCTCGCTGAAAAGTGCCTCGCTGAAATCGGCGCGCTCATCACGAACGCCAACTACGCTTCGTCCGTCGACACCGGCGCCGCGCTGACCTACGCTGAAGTCGTGACCGCCAAGGGCGTGCTCGACGCCGCCAAGGCCGCCGAGCCCCGCGCGTTTATCCTGAACAGCACCTACGCCAACGGCCTCCTGGGCGACGCTACCATCATCGGCAACTCCGTCCTCGGTGCTGGCATCCTGACCTCCGGCCAGATCGGCACCCTCGCTGGCGCCGCTGTCTACCAGTGGAACAGCCTCCCGGCGAACGCCGAAAACCTCGCTGGCTTCGCCTGCGGCGCTGACGCTATCGCTGTCGCCTCGGCCCTCCCGATGTCCGAAATCCCGGGCTTCGAAGTCGCCAACGCTGTCGACGCCGACACCGGCCTCGGCGTCCAGGTCCTCATGGGCCAGGAACAGAGCGGCTACTACAACGTCACCGCCACGCTGCTCTTCGGTGCCGCTGTCGGTCGCGCGACCTCCCTCCACCGCCTCAAGACCGCCGCCTAATAGCGGTCCAAGGCTCGAACGAGGCTCCCAGCAATGGGGGCCTTTTTTGTGCCCCCTACCAATCCGGGCAAGTATAGGATGAGCCTCTACGGAACCGAGTTTCTCAACGACGCCAAAGAGATGGTGGCGGACTTCGGCGTGGCCGGGTCGGCCAACTCTGGCGCCATCACCTTCTCCTGCCTCATCTCCGACCCCGCCGTCTCGACCGTGCTCGAAGCAGGGGGGTACATGGAGCGGACCCAGTATACGGTCAGGCTCCCCGCTGTAACGGCCTCCTGGAGCCAGCCAGACGGGTCTATTGGGGCATCGGCGGCCCTACTGTCGGCAGGGGTGCCCATCGCCTCACTTGCCCAGGGCAAGAAGATCGTGGCCGGCGGGAAGACCGTCCGCATCACGACTCAGACCTACAAGCCCGGGTCGGCATGGATCACCCTCGTCGTCATCGACGATAACCAGTAACCCCCCGTGGTGTCGGTCAGCATCAGT